TATGCGAGGAAAGAATCATCCTCTCTGGAAAGAGAAAACAATAAAGGCTTGTGAGATATGCGGCAAAGAGTGTGAGCTACACCCTTGTAAGGTAAAACGCTTTCGCGCGTGTTCTAGGCGGTGTGCATGTATTCTTGGGCTGATGTCATGGCCGCGCACAAGCAGCATTGAAAGGAAAATGGCAGAAGCTTTCAAGGCAATCGGCCTTTCCCCTGTACCTCAATTCACCATTGATTGGTACATAGTTGATTTTGCTTTTCCTGACGAGAAATTAGTCGTTGAATGTGACGGTGTTTATTGGCATGGTCGCCCCTCTCAGCAAATTAAAGACAGGCGCAAAGACAAGTATCTAAAATCGAAAGGTTGGAAAATGATTCGGCTCGGAGAGATTGAAATTAACGCTTCGCCCGAAACATGCGCCGCTATCGTTCAAGAGCATCTTTCAAGCTACGCTCAAAAAGAGTTGTGCCCCACTGCGCGCTTTGCTTAATGCCTATTAAGGATGATAGTTTCAGCTTGCCCTCACGAAAAGCTGTAAATTTTTCTTTTCCTAAAACGCTCAGTTGGATAGCCTCTTCCTGATCTGAAAAAATCTCTTCCCCACTTTTCGCCGGAAGCTTTTTGTCAGTAAGAGGTATCATCGAACAACGGCAGAGAATGTGCGAGCGGAATTGTGACTGAGCTGCGAAGTCACACCTGAAGCATCGCCAAAATTGAAGTTGATCGAGTCACGTCGGAAGCTCTGATATTGAGATAGCTGCGCCGTGCGGTAAGCCCTTAAGGTTTCCTGACGTTGGACAACCAACGCCCGCGCCAGGCCGATTCCTGACCGCTCACGTATCCGGCTCGCAATCACGCGCGCGGGCGCACCTTCTATCACGCCCGAGACAAGCTCGTCAGAAAGCGCTGTCGCCATCTGCGGAGCAATCTTTTCGAAAAGCAGGCGTAGGGGCTGTCCATCACCTGCAAATCCGGCGAGAGCGGCCACGGCCTCAGAATTCAGCCCCGAGAGAGTGACGGCTGGGGTAGAACCTGTTTCTGGAAAAGACGCGCTGAGCAGGCGCTGTGCGTCATCCGCGGCTATTTCGATGGCGCTTCCCTGCTCTGCTGTCACGCGCTCAGTGGCGAGTTGCGCGAAGCGTCGCATTTCGCGTTCGATATCAACTTTTAGATTGGTGAGACGGTCACGCTCATAGAGCCAATTCGAAGAGATTATTTCACCCTTTGATCTGGCCTCGTCAATTTGAGTGGTGAGAGCTGCAATGCGCTCTTGAATGCGACTGTATGCAAGACCAAAGGCGCGCACCAATTCAGATGATGCGCGCCTTTCACTTTTCAGAAGAGCGTCTTTTTGTTCTTGAGCTAATTCGTAGATGTCAGGCATGTTGTTTGAAGAAGTGGAATAGTCTTGAAAAATTATTCCAAAAACTATTCCACCGGCTGTTCATACACAAGATACACAAGATATGTATGATATGTATCTTAGGCTGCAAGCTGGTCTGCGCCCGCGCCGTTGTCGAACGCCGTCAAGATGGACGTGCCCGCATCAGCCACGTCCATCTTACGCTGCTTTTTCTCCTTCGCAGCATCGCCGCCAAGCTCGCCGATTAGCGTCTGCTCGCTGAAGCCCAGCCGCCTCTTGCCTTCGGCGACCTGCACAGCTTCAACCTCATTCGCGGGCAAGGGATCAGCCCAATTCAAAGCGACTTCACCCTTCTTCCCGCCGATAGCCAGAAGCGCCGCGACGCAATCTTTAATCATCTTGCCAAAGGAGCGCTGCTTGAGCTTCGTCTGGTCAATGAGCGGACCGTACAGGATGCGGAGCGCGACGCCTGAAAGCTGCCCGGTGTTTTCCATCTTACCTGTTGACACTTCCGGCGTCCGCGTCATCTCGGAAAGTGCTTCACGCAACTCTTTTCTGAACTGGCGCGCGCCCATAAGGTCGCCCGTCATCTCCAAAAGGCCAATCTTCGCCTCTACATTGTTCACGCCGCCGGGCAAGAACATCACGCCCTCGGTGTTGAATTCCATGTCCTGCTTGCGAAGCCCGGTCGCATAAGGCTTAGGGCTTGAATGGACGCGCACAACCTTATTGCACATACCATCAAGGCGCGAGATGGCCGTGATGAGCCTGCGCACGTCCTCGCGAAGATCGGGACGGCCATAGAAGCTTTTCGACTTCGGCAGATTCTTGCAATGGAAAACGGGCGCGAAAGCGAAATTCCATTGGTTATCAGAAAGCGTCTGCCAATTCTTACCGGCATCCGTGCTCTGGAATTCCTGAATGCGCCATGATTTGCCATCCTCATTGCGGCTCGTCTCTTCCTTATAGAGAATTGGCTTATCTGCGCTCGCGCCGGGAATCTCGTACTGACAAGTGAACTTCAAAGCGCGCGTCACATCGTGCGGGTCGGTTTCGACTGTGTAGCAGTCAGGATCGCCGACAGTGACGCGGGGCTTGCCGTCGGCCTGAATAGAAATTTTCAGATAGGCGTCGCCAGAGATTGCGCCCTCTGTCGCGGCCTCGTGAAAATCCTCCATGCGCGCATCTTCCGGCCAAACCGTTTTCAAATACTCTTCGCCGCTCTTATCCGCGCCCTCGCCGACAGAAATCTTCAAAGGCTCGCCGAACAGAAACGCGACGCCCTTTGAAACAATCACTTCAGCGTAATTGATAAAGATATTGTCGTCGGGCGCATCCGGCTTCACCACAAGCGAGGGCGGCACACAACCGTCAAAGAAGTCGCGCGCGCTGGCGATTACGCCGACGCCGCCCGTGATTCTTTGCCCGCGCATCCACGCCGAGATGCGCGAAGTAAATTGGTTCACATAATTCATCATTTTAATTTTCTCCTTCTTACCAGAGCGGCGCGCCGTGCAAGACTGTGCCGCCCGTTTGCGTCGCGGCCATGAAAGCAAGCCCGCGCGCGATAACAGTGTCGTCGTGTAAGCCGCTTGGCGCTGAATAGCTCACGCGGCCTGTGTGTGGATTCGTCGTCGCTTCGTAAGCGACAAGCTCAGACTTCGCTACTTCACAGGGCAGCCATTGCGCCTCTGTGCGCTCGAACGCGAGCGAGAGCGATTGAATAAGTTGTGGTTTTGATTGCGCGGTTGTAGCGAAGCCATAAACGGGCAAGCCTTCCGATAGAAGAGCTTCAATGTTAGGTCCGCCGATGGAATTCGATTCGGCGAGAATATGAGAGACTTTCCAATTATCCGAATGCGTTCGAATGCGCCCGCGCTGATGCGAGAATTCGACTTTGTTGAAGCGGTCAAGCTGAACCTCGCACATGCACGTCGCGCAGAAAACAGAGATGGCCGTGTAATCAGTCGCCTGCGCCCAATCAAGCCCGGCGACAAGCCTGTGCCCCTGATGCTCGGAAGGGTTCGACTCTTTAGCTTTCAAGCATGCTTCGATGTTGCGAAATACTGAACCTTCGCCTTGTAGAAATGCCGCTTCGTATTCCTGCGTGAAAACTGTTGACGGCAATTCGAGCCGCGCGGCCTCAACTTCGGTGGGCTTGATGAAGGGATTCGCAAGAGTCGGCATCTGCCAGCTTGCCCAATCCTTTTTTGAAGGGTCTTGACCGTAATCGAAAATCTCTTTGAAGAAGTTGATGCCCTTCGGAGTCGAAAGAAAATATGCGTCACCTTCGTAGTCCGTGAGCATCGGGCGGATAACCTGCTGCCATGCGTCTTTAAGATTCGGAGCAATCGCGGCCTCGTCAATTATCGCGCGGTGATATTTACGCCCGCGCGCAGACTCAATAGCTTCCAGACTCCACATATCAATCAGACCGCCGGTGATAAGCTCAATCCGGTGATCCGAAGAGTTGGCCGAAGCGGTGACATTCAGAAGCGCGCGGCGCGTCTCTCGCCAGATTTCCTGTAGCATTCGATAAGTCGGCGTGAAATAGGAAACGAGTTGACCGTCAAGCGCAGGGCGCACCTGACGGTCAATGCCTAAGACTGATTTTCCAAAGCGACGGCCACAGCAAACAACATTGAATCGCCGCGCTTCGCGGACAATTCGCTGTTGTCCAGCGTGATGCTTTGGAAGCTTTAAGGTGATTATCCTATTCATACTCAACACGAATCGTGAGCGGCTTTTCAGCGTCGCCGGAATGCTCCAGCTTCGTCTTGCGGTCGCCCATCTCTTTTGCAAGGTCATCGAAGATGCCGCGCAACTGTCGTATCTCGCCTTCCTTAAACTCGCCGTCTGCAAGTGAGCGCGTGCACTGTTTCAAATCTTTGTAAAGGCTCTTGCCAATTTCGGAGAGAACGCGCACGCGCTCATCTCTAAGAGCAAACCCCTGTGAAAGCGCGTCTATCTCGCCAGCCTCTTTAAGCTCTTCGATACGGACGCCGCGCGAGCCTCTATAGAAATCAACTTGCTGGCGCGAGACTGAAAATGCGGGCTTGAACTTCGCGGCACGCTCGTTGATTTCATCGCTCTCTAAACCTTCCGCGACGCACTTCAAAAGAAATTCTTTTTGCTTTTTTTTGAGTCTCATTATTTCTTCGCCTGCTCGCGCTTGCGCTCTTTCAAGTAGTCATCCAATACTTTGCTCGAAAGCATTCCGAATAAACCTATGAGCGCGACCAGAACGCTCGCCGTGCCGCTCGACATATCTGCTTTCATTTCGTCAAACTCCTTCTGACCTCGCGCACGTCCTGCTTAATTTCTTTCAGATCGTCAAGAATCAAGTTGAATTCATCGCGCGAGACGAAATTGGCATGCGCGCCTGCCGCTTCCTTCACGTCTCTTTCAACAGTTGACAATCTCTGCTCGCGCGCACCCTGCCCGTACTGCACAGAGCCATAAGCCACAAAAGCAGACAGCACGAGCGGTCCTGCCCACTGCAAGACCGCCCAAATCCAGTGCTGCCTCTTCTCTCTCATTAGTTACTTTGCCGATTGCGTGTTATCGCCGGTGGAGCTTCCGGCCTGTTTGAATTCAAGGATTGATTTGCCTAAGAGAAGCGCGATGCCGGAGACGCCGCCAGCAATCGCGCCCACCTTCGGGCTGATAGAACCGGCGAGCGGGCCGACCTGTGAGCCGAACAGGCCGATAGTGCCGAGAACAGTTAAAAACTTTTTCATTTAGAAATTTCCTTTCGTGAATTTGTCTTGATTGAATTTTGAGAGTAGGCGGCTTTCGACAGGTGCGGCGGCTCGTTGCTACTTTTGGCTTGGCTCAGCGCTAACACGCGAAAAGCCCCTGCTCTCAAGAAAGAGAGTAGGGGCTAAAGAGAGTCTATTTTTACGAAGCTCTATTAAAGCGTCTGTGCGTGCGATAGCGAGTAGTAGCAGACAGGCTTGTTTCCTGCCCGGCCTGCATGCTGGCGGATAATGACAACGCCCGCTGCAGCATACTCCTGCAAAATCTTATAGACAGTAGCGTAAGGGATTGAAAGATCGTCACTGATTTCACGGCACGAGAGCGCGCATGATTCCATCTGCTTTAGAACTTGGTCGTGATCTGAGGCACGCCCGCGCTCAGCTTGCGATCTTGCATATGCAATCTGCTTTTCAATCCCGGCGCTATATTCAGGAAATGAATCTCGCATGAAAAGCAGGTGCTGCTCATACTCTTTCGCGCGGCGCACTTTCGGGTTGCGGATATGCGCGAAGGATTTGAAAGAAGGCGTTGAAGCTGGAATGCTCTCGCGCGGACACTCAATAGAGTTGGCAGTTGGCAGTTGGCAGTTGGCAGTTGCGGCAGGCTTTCGGCGGGCGATTGCGGGCGTGTCCATGCGAGAGTTCATTTTACTAAAGTCTTCCTTGTCTAAAAGCTTTAGGCTTGTTAGCCCTTACAAGAGAAAGTTTATGAGACGCGGGGTTTCTATTTTTACTAAGAGTTTTAGAAGGTTTATTTGCGCGAGCGCTTGTTAAGCAAGTCTTTCTGCTCGACTATCGGGCGCACTTCTTCGATGAAGCGGCGCGTGCCTTCGGCGAAAAGATGTTGAGGTTTGGAGTCTGCGTAGGCGAGAAATTCACGGACTAGGCGGACGATCTCACGGCGGTGAGCGTCAACGATGCGGCGTCCCCCTGTCCGTTCCTTCTGTTCATCTTCCACTTTTGAGGCATGCTCCTTTGAAAAAGGTTCAGGCTCGCACGCTCGCACACTCTGGAATATAGCGGAGAAATAGCATGATCGTCACGCCGGAAGTAACGATGACGCCGGCGGATCGCATATCGCCGAACGTGGCGAGTGCAGCTCAAGCGTGACGGCGTTGCGGAAAGATTTAGGAACTCGGTCACAATTAAAAGCGTGACTGACCGGGCTAATTGCTTCCTGAAATGGTCACACATTCTGTGACTGCTCGATGTGCGGCGAACTCCGGAGAGACACACTTGCGCGCTCTTTCAAGTCTCTTCCTGCATGCTGGCGTCGCCGCCTTCTGTTTACCTTCAAGGATGCGACCGCAACCGCACGCGCACAATTTGACATCTGTGAATCTGCGACCGCGCGGCGCTGCCATCGCGTCACGGATCGCCCGCGCAATCACGCGCGCCACGGCCACGGGCACGCCGTTGCCGACGGCTCTATACTTGGCAGCGATAGACCAGCCCGGAAGCTCGAAATCGCGCGGCAAGCCCTGAAGCTCGCAGAAGTCGCCCCAAGCGCGCCGCGCTCTCGCGCTCTCGCCTTCAGACGCAAGACAGATGGCTTCGGCTTTGCCTTTCGGCTTTCTTCTTTCCGGCGAGATAACAAGACCAGAGCGCGAGCCGAATTGAAAATGTCTGAGACGCGACTGAGCAAGGCCGCACTCGCGCGCGTTCAAATCGAAGCGCTGAACGGTGTAGCCAAAGACCTTCAAGTCAGGCGCGGCGGGCACGTTCTCAAGCAGAAACCAAGCGGCCTCAGACTCTAAGACGACGCGCCCGAACTGTCGCATCATCTCTACGCCTTCGCCCGTCGGCGGCGTGCGACGCTTTAAGCTGAAGTCCTGACAGGGAGAGCCGCCGATGATGCCGTCAAAGCGGTTTGCGGGCGCGCGGAAGCTTCTTATGTCGCCGCCATAAATGATGTCTGGACCGCGCACTACACAATAGCCCTCAAGCTCGAAACCTTTGCCGAGCAAGTCTATACCGGGAAAAAGAGACAAGATGAGGTTCACTTCTTTTTCTCAGCAGCACGCAAGCCAGCTTGATAGCCCTTGCTATAAGCTATACGCCTCTCGCGCTCCAAATCCTTAACCTCTGATTTGAGCCGGTTAGTTATCTCTTCAAATTGGCGCACGATGATGAGAAAAACTGATTCATCAATTGCTTTCTCCATCTCGGTATTATCTACGTCTGCCATATCATTTCTCCGGTACTCCCTCGCTATTCTTGACGATTGGATCCATGGCGTAGCTCGTCAATCGTCGCCATCAGCGCGTGACGCTCTAAGGAGGGCATCCTTTCGAGACGCGCGCGCCAGCGCAGACGCTTTCTCTTGATGCGCTCGCGTTCCCGGAAGCCACGCCCCAAATAGCGATAGTCGTGAAGCTCTAACGGCTCCGCGAAGTTCATCCAGACGACCTCTAGCCTTCGATTCCCGCCTCTGTCTGACGTGTAGAACTCTTCGCGCCGCCAATGCGAAAGAGCGCGGTCATATAGTTTCGAGTGATAGCCACTGAGCATGACCATGCACGGCAAATTCATCAGGATTTCAAGCAAGCGCACATGATCGGCTTCGCTCGACAGCTCGCATCTATATAAAGGGCGATGCTGCCGGCGGGTGCTCATAAGGTAGGGCGGGTCAATATAAGCTAGAGTGTGCCTATAGCTGTCACCTTCAAAGCGCCAAGCGCGCAAGATTGATAGCGCATCGCCTTCAATCAATTTCAGTCGCGGTACTGCATCGCTAGGAAAAGCGTTGACGGCAGCCGCGTCTAAATCAATCCCGATGTTGCGCGCGGCTGGTCGCTTCAAACGCATAATCGCGCCGCCGCCTAAGAAGGCTTCGATATAGGTTTCGTGAGGCGGCATGAGAGAGATGATATTTTGATAGACGCCTGCGCCGTTTTTGCCGCCGGGATAGCTCGCACGTTTTACCTTCAGGCTGTCTCGCTGGATATGATGTTGCTGGCGCCCATCGCCAGAAGCGGTGTTATCGTCGATCAGTACCGCATCGCCCTTTCTGGCGACACTCGACCTCTTCAATTTTGGCGATAGCTCCGGGTTCACTTCTTATGTAGTTTTCTTATGTAATAGCGACACGTCACGGTCTGGAAACCGTCTATCTCAAACTCGACAAGACAGGTGTTCATCCGGCCATAGATGAGCACTCGACAGCTTTGCCCGAATCGCTCAGGATGCCTTGTTCGCACTCGCCAATATGAATCGTATTTCACCCTGAAAAACTCCTTTCACCGGTGAAGAGTTGCCTTCACCTTACCCCTGCTTTTCGATTGCAGGGGCATCAACTTTCTTCAACTCTTCCTTCTCGTCAAACAGTTCTTTTCTCGCTCGCTGTAAGCGCGACGTGCGCTTGTAAGACAGCTTCAGAGACACGGCCAAGTCATGCGCCAGCTTCAACTCGAAAAGAGCGCGTGAGAGCAGTTCTTTGTAGCGCGTGAGATTAGCTTTGTCTGAGTTGCTCATTGATGCGAAGCTCTACGTCAGGCAGCAAATCCCATAATCGCTGATGGCCCTTGCACGGAACCGGCTCAGATAAGACGCGCATGTTTTCAGTAATCCACATGAAGCGGTTCGGATCGTAATTTCCGAAAGCGTATTCGAGACTCTGCTTTGCCGGGCGCTCATAAGTCTTTCGCGTGATAGGGTCAGTCGGCCAAACTATATTTGTCGTCACGCATGCGACCAGATCACAGACGCCGACGACTGCGCCAAGCGGCAGTTTCGTTAATTCGTCGCCGTGACGGATGCCAAGCGGCGGTGCGCCGAAGGCGACCAGCGCCGTAGGATTCAACTCGAAATCTTCTCGCGCATAAGCTGGCACTGTAGCGGCAGCGTGGATTGCGAGCGTTCCGCGAAAGGGCGTGTACCAGCCGCGCGTTTCGATTTTCTTGAGCAGAAGCGGCGACATAGCGTGTGCCCAATACTGATGAAGCGTTAGAGCTTTCATTGTCTGCCTCTTATTCCCCTGATGAGGCGGTGAATCTTATTGGCGCAGAATTCGCACAACGTTTTCTTCCCGCTGTCTTTGATGCAAGCCACAATTATCTCTTCGATTTCTTGCAAAGCTGACAGCAGCCGTTCGTTTTTCTGCATCTCTTCCGAGACGGTTGTAGCCAAGTCGCGGTTGATTTGCTCAAGGCTTGGCGGATTCAAAGTTGCTTCGCTCATCTCTTCCCCTCCATACATTCTTTACATCTACGTCTCTTCGGCGGATACGGCAGACGCGCACCCATGCGAATTAAAGGCTCTGCCTTGTGGCCGCATTCGAGCGTGTGAATGAGCGTCGGCGCGGTGATCTTTAATTCCGGCGATACGTCAATCACTGTCTCGCCGCGCTCTGTGTGAGTTATGGCGCGCAGGGGCGCGACTCTATTGCCGGGAATGAATCTCATTTGCCCTCGAAAAGTGACTGAAATCCCTTTACTATTCTTGATAACTGAAAACCTAAGGTGTGCATAATGGCAGCATGTTTTCTGCAATAGAATCGTTTTGTAAGTCGTCTGTCCTCTGGCTCAAATTGATGCGTCACCCATTTGATGCCACACTGCCCGCCTTGAAGGTATAGCCAGCTGCAACGTTCGGTTTCTTCCTGAGAGCTTGCGCCACAATCACACTCACCATTTCTGCACAGGACTTCGCAATCTGCTTTGTGTTTTATATCTGCCATCCCTGCTTCCCTCCTTCCAAAACTGTCAAAATCGAATTACCCCGGTAAAATTTCCCGCCCTTCGCCTTGGCCGTCATCGCTATCTCGCGCCGTGACAATCTTCAAATCCGCGAAGCTCACCATTTCCTTGTTTGGCGCGAACAGAATCACAGGCTGAGGTACGCCGCCCCGCTCGCGCTCCGCTTCTGCGAACCTTTCTTTCTCGCAGACCGAGCACGGCCAAGTCTCATCTTCACCGCTCTCAGGATTGAGCCGCACAAGCTCGCGCGCTCCCTTGCAATGAAAGCAAGTTTGCGGCTCTTGCCGAGGCGTCAGAATGCGCCCTTTGCCCTGACACGTCGGGCAAACAATCATCGGCACGGGCGGGAAAAGCCAATCGCGGATTTCTTCATCGTTGTTGCCTGTCCTGTGCGCATGATCCGTGAGCGAGTTGATATTGCCGACGCGCTTTCTGCCTGTGCGCTGGGCTTCCTCGAAATACTCACGGATAGTGTCTTTATCGAAGCGTGACGGCATGAAAATTTCTCCGTTTTTTCCTGAAAATTTCTCTCAAAAATCATCATCAATCCCTCTGCCCGGCACGCCGCTCGCTTCGCGCGCGATTACTCGACGACCACGCCGCAAATGATGATGATGGGGAGTAAATTTTCATCAGGAAATTTACGAGCACTCAACACAGCGACGCTTTCAAGTCGCTGTTGAATTGAAGATGAAAATGAAGATGAAAATGAAAGGCATTCCTCAAGCATTGCTCATGCAATGCAGTTGCAATGCACTTGCATGTAAGTGATTCATTCCTTTCCCTTTTTCCATCTGGCCTGCGCCGCTTTTTTTCCTCTTTCGTGCTTAAATTTTTCCCTCTGTTGAAGGCGGTCGTATTCCGCCTTCAATCGCTTCTGATACCATCTGCTATCTTTGCCGAACTTGAACGCAGCCAAAACGCGCGGCTTACATTCCGTCCAACGCTCCACGCTAAGCCTTGCCCACCGCGCAAGGGTCGCGTCGTCATCTGGAATTGAGGCCACCGGTTTTTCACGCCAAGATTTACAAAGTAGAAGAAAGTACGCCCCGACTTCTTCTGTACTCATCGCCTCGACTTTGCCGTCAGAGGTAAAGTCGTCGGGATAGAGCAAGAAAGCTGGTCTTTCATTATTTTTGGGCATCGAATCCGATTGTTAGAGAGAAAGAAAAAGAGGGTGCGAAAATAATCACACCCCGCAAAGCCCTTCACATTCGTTAATAAAGAAATTCATTTGCCCGCGATCCTCCGGCGTTGAAAAATCAACCTGCCTGAGTGGAATTAGCGAGCGATGGAGATAGGCGTCTTGTTCAACCCGTCCAGTAGGGTCTGCGCGAATCTGGTCATCGAAAAGGCAAGCGTCCTCAAATTCATCAGGGGAGTTGTCCCGCAGGTTGCGCCAATAATTATCATCGTGAAAGGGACAACCAAGACACGCGCTTTTTGGCGGAAGGGGATAGTCATGCCGCGCGAGCCAAACTAAACAGTCCGTGCGCGTCATCTGGCGCTCAATGAGCGGGTAGCGATTGACCGCCCATCTTTCCTCGCTATATCGCATTCGCTGGCGTTCATCCCATGAAATGCCCATCCAGCGCTCAACATAAATACCTATTGGAATCCGTTGTTTCGGCTTGAAACCTAGTAGCTCGCGCGTCTTGCTCGTGATGGGTTGGATTTTGTATTCACGGGTACATTGGCGGCGCAGCATCCCTTGTCCGCCTGCGAGATTTCGGACGTAGAGAGGCAAGGAAGCGAAACGCTTCCTTGCTGCGCGAGTTGAGAATGCATCATCGCGTATGTTGCCAATAGTGACAGTTAGAATTGGAAAGGCGTGCTTTGCCGCGATCCTAGAGAGAAAGCCTAGATGCTCATAAACCTTGCGAGCTTCCCACTGCGTATCAGCAAAAATAGCGCAGTCAGGTAAAGGTGTAATTTCGCCGTGTAGAGCCATAAGAAGCATCGTTGTGCTTTGCACGCCAGCGCCTAAGCTAATTATGCGTAGGCGCGGCTGTACGTCTTTAGGTAGCGGCGGAAGAGAAATGATTTCCATGCTTAATTTCCTTAGATTGAAGGTAAAGGCTGCTGAAGCTCGCGCGGCAACATCGGGCGCGACTCGACAACCGCTTGCGTGTCCGCGCGCACTGTCTCGACAACTTTGCGCCCATAGTCGCGCCGCTCGAAAACTTCTAGCTTAAGCGTGTCGCGGCCTCTGCGAATTGAGCGGAATAGCTCAGTGCATTGCTCTTCAAGCCCGCCTATTTTCTGTTTGTAGCCTTCGTCAGCGGTTTTCTTCTCAGCCTGTAGCTCTTCGATCTGGACGCGAAGGAAAGCGAGTTGGCGGGATTTAGCTTTGTAATCGGAGTCGGCTAATTCGACTTCGATTTCTTTTGTGAAGATGAAAGGGCTTTGTGATCCCGCATCGTCAGTTTCGGCGAGCGGCGCCAAGGTTTCTGCAGCATCGCCATTCTCGGCGCGCTCAGCTGTAGCAGGCTCGTGATGGATAGGGTCATCTTCCGGCTTGCCGCATCCGAGAAAGCAGCCTTCGCCTGGCGTCTGCTCGAAATACTCATGCCACGCTGGAGGCTCGCCACTTTCAACGAGAGCCGATCCGCCGGCACTATCGGCATCTGTTGCGATGGTCGAGCCGCTCGCTTCTACACGGTCGCGCACTTCCTGAACGACGTCCTCGTTATTGTCGAGGGCTTTAATGGCTTCATCCCAGGCGCGATCATAGTCAGCTACGATCCTCATGCGCTCTTTCGTGAGCCGTCTCTTATCACGAATCTTAGTAGCGGCTTCATAGAGGCGTTCGTACTCGCATAGCGTCGCCCAGCGCCCTTTCTGCTCGTCTTCTAAGTCTGCGAGGAAAGCTAAAGCAATCACGCGCTTTTGAGAGCCAGACTCGTCGGTCCCGCTCGCCGTTTCCTGCGATGCCAGATCATTTTTCTTCTGTGCCTCTTTCCACTGGCGATGCGGCTTTCCATTGCGACCTTGAAAGCAGAGCGCACAGATTGTTTTGCTATCCTGTTTCGGGATGAATTCGTGCTGCCCGTAGCTCTGGCTGCGAGCGTCTATCTCTGTTGCCTCTTCAGCGACGGCCTCTATCGTATCGTGCAAGACGGTCATTGCCTCCGTCTTGTCATTGTGCGCGTAAAAGCGACGTCCTTCGTTTGCCAGCCGCCAGCCTTTTTCGACAAGCTCAGAAGGGAACTTACGATTTTCCTCAATCGCTCCTTTAATGTCGCTCGCGCCCTTTTTCTTCGTAGAAGAAGATTGATTTGAAGATGTGGATGATGGTATTGTTGTTGACACTGTTTCTATCTTCCTTTCTTTGTAGATTGAGCCGCGAGCATCTAGCCAATGCTCGCGGCTCTTAGTTTTAGGGTAATAGGCTTCCGTCTTTAGGGGTGATTGCGTCAAGCCTGAGATTCAGCATCCCGTGAAGCTTCTTCAAATATTCAACAGATAGAGCCTCAAGACCGTCGCCTACTTTGAATTCCTTGTTGACAAAAATCTTGAGGGACGTGGACTTCCAGAGAGCTTCACGGCCTTGCGCGTCTATGGCCTTATCGCCTTTCTCGTTAAGAAGCGCACAGGTCGCATAGATGTCTTTGACAATCTCTTGCCGCTCCCTCTCGACAGGATCATCGTCAGTTGTGGCGGTAGGAGCCGGTTGATGCTGGCGCACGGGTGCAGGCGTAACGGCCTCAGGTATGCCCTCGGATGAAACGCGCGCGTCTAATTCCTCTGGCGTATAGATCGGTCCCGAAAAAATATCTGGCGTGTACCAACGCGCGCCGTTCGAGAGCGCGCGAGCAAAAAGCATGTTGCGCGGGAAGGCTGCCCAGGTATGCTTATTCTTGCCGTCCAGCGCGCCCGCGACTTTCGCGTCCTGCAAAGAGAAAGCGGATTTCCCGATTGACGCGCCCTGCTCGAAAAACTCTATCTCGCAAACCTGCGCGTCCATCTGAACGACGCGGTAGTTATATTTCCCGCTTCGCTTGATGATCGCCGCCATTAGGTTTGCGCTCAGACTTGGCTTGCCCTGAATAATATAAACACCGGTCATCGCGGCAACCGGCGGAATGCCAAGCTCGCGCCCGGCCAAGACTTTGACCACACATTGCGCCACATCTTTGGCGTCCGCGAAGTAGCCCGATTTAGCAAGCGTTTCGCCAATGCGGAAGATGTCAAAGTCGTCTGCTGATTGAAGCTGATTAGAAGTTTCGAGGCGCGCTAGCGCCTGTTGACTCGTACTCATAAAAATCTCCTTAGTTGAAAGTTAAAGTGGCTTACCAATAAGAAAGGTCGTCTTCATCGTCCTCATCTAATTCTTCATCTCGGAAAGGGCACTCGAATTCGCAATACTCAGTACCGGCTTGCGTGCAGCCTTCATAGCCTTGTCCACGCCCACACTCTTGCATCGCCTCTTCCCATTCATCCGGCTCGTCATCATCGTCGCCGTCGAAATCGTAATCGTCTGGATAATCGTCAACCGGATGGCTCATTTAATTGCACTCCTGATGAGCGTCATTTCTTCAGGCTTAAAGCTGCCGCGCTTCGTCAAAGCGTCTTTCATCTCTTCGCCTGCAATCTCAATGAGGTCGAAAACTGACAGTGAGGCGCGCAAGGTAAGATAGGCGTCGAAGTCTTGAGCTTCTGTTTCATTGAGAAGCTCGCGCATTCGAGCTATCCAAATCTCGCGCGCGATGATTCGTCCACGCTCGCCGTCTTCGGCGATGCCAGCTCTATAAAGTTGAAGATGTCGAGAGACTTGTCTGCTCATTGCTCGTCACTGGCACGCACCTGATTAGCTTTTTCGAGGTCGCAGTAAATTTCAGAAAGCAGTTCGTCAATGCTCGCGCGCGGTATGTCCCCGAGAAGCCCGCGCACAGCCTCAAGGCGGCGACACGCCAGCATGATCGCGTAGTGGCGGCGCGCACCCTGCGAGGCGAGCATGTCAACGCGGCGCGAGTCGTCGTCGGCCTGCTTTAAGCGCCGTTCGATGTAGAGGTCTGAGAGTCCCGTCGCGCTCACCGGCTTTCTCCCTTTTCAGCTTTGGCGATAGCGGCCTGCAAAGGTTGAATCAGGTGCGCGGTAATAAAGTCGGCATGCTCGCGCGCGATTCCTGGCAAGTCGCGCAGGATGAAGCAATCCGAGAGCACATCTTTTGCAGTCGAGAGTGTTTCGGGACTGGCAGCTATGAGGCGAGCGTTGGCTTCTGCCTCATCCGTGTTTCTGAGCCATTCAAAGCGTTCTGCCGATTCCGCGTCATAGGTGATAGCAAGGCACGGCTCGTCTTCGGGATCGTGCGGCGCGTAGATGACGCAAGGATCAGTAGGGGTGATAACCCAGGGGCCAGGAGTCGGTTTACTTTCTGACATTGCGACCACTCCTTTTTAATCCGTTTTTGATAGCGATTGAGTGAGAAATGCCCCGTGACGTGTGCCCGTGTCTTTCCCTGTCGTCGGCATTTTCTTTCCTTGTTCCCCAAGAAAGATTTAGCGAGCGGTTGTCGCACTTAATTCCGTTCAGGTGGCGGACTTCATGTTTTGAAGATGGCCGTTGACCTATGAACGTGACGGCAATTAAAGAGTGAACGGCTCGCCTTATACGCCTACCATTTTTAACGAGCCGCACGCGATAATAGCCGTCACGATCTTTTAAAAAGGTAAGTGGCCGCACTCCATAACCTCTCCAATTTGAAGCTGTACTCCAAATGAAACCGGCACTATCGGCTGCATATCCCGGATAGCCAGGAACTTCTTTTATTGCAGGTACGTGCTTTGTCTTGCTCATGCTGCGCGCTCCTGCTCTGGCGGTATAACTTCGTCCATCTCGCCGGGTTCGCCGTCAATGTAATGCTCTTCAATTTCCGCGAGCGTGCGAGACGCGCAGACAATCCGCGTTTCCCATCTAATGAAAGCATCCGTGAAGCGACAACAAATCTCAGCGCCCGTCACTAAGACCCAATAGCCTAGCTGCGAGAGTCGCGCCGCCTCTTCTGCCTCATCTCTGCGCGGGGTTGTGAGAACACTGACTTCGTATGCGTTTTGAAATTCGCCGTTCATTTACGCTGCCCGCCTTTCTTCCTGAAACGCGAGCAGTGCTATCCAGTGCCGGTTGTCCCTGTCGAACTCACCTAAGACGAGCAGTTGATGCTTGCAAAGGCGATTTGCTTGACCAGCCTTGCAGGTGCATTCGGTTTCGAGGCGCGCGCGAACATCTCTGACGGTTACGGTGTAGCTTTGGCAGGGGATGCTCTGAGATGGAACTCTCCACAAATCCGCGCGACGGCGAATAGGAACTAGACCGCGCTTTTTCATCTCTAGCATTGACTTGAAAATTTGCTTGCTGGGTTTCTGGTTTGGTCGTAACATGACACGTAATCCTTTCGGGGGTTCAGGGCTGATTCGGTGAATTGCTTCGCACGCGCTCACCGCTTCGGCCTTCTTAATTTCTACGCAATCGCGCGTGTATCGCTGCCTTCGTCGGCGAGCTTCACAGCCGCCCGCTCTAATCGCCTGTCGAGAGCATCAACAGAGCTTCTCAAGACCAGACGACGCTTGCCGACTTTGACCGTGTAGAGTTGGTCGAAAGGCTTGTGCCCTAAGCGGACGGTGGCCTCTGATATTCGATAGTGATCGGCAACCTCTTGAAGGCTCATATAACGCGCACTCTCTTTCTTTGAAAGCGCGGCCTTAGTTTTCTTTTTCTTTTCCGGCACGAGCGCGATTTGGTCTGGCATGATTTCCTCTGTGAAAATGTCTGTGGAAAGTGCGCGGGCTTGTGCGTTTTATTTGAGACGTGATGCCAGCGCGTGCGGCGCAGCTTGAGCTATCGGGCTGCGGCTGGCTCTTTCTCTTCCTCTGCTTTGGGAGTGAATAGCTCCTGCATGCTCAGGCCGAGCTTTTCAGCCGCCGTATAAATTGTTGGGAGCGAAACTAGGTCGCCGCGACATAGGGCCGTGATCGTGTTTATGTTGAGGCCGCTTTCTTCAGCGAAGCGCGCTTTTGACCAGCCAAGTTCGCCTAGCTTCGCGCGGATTACATCATCTCGGTACATTTGACTCTCCTATTGTTCGCAGCCTGATTGCTACGATAGTAGGAGCCTATCAGACAAGAATGGGCGTGTCAACTACTTTCTTAGGAGCATCTCTACCCATAATAGGAAACTATCATAGTAGCTTATTCGCTATGGATAGTAGGAACGGTCTGGAGAAGCTGCCTGAATACGTGAGGCGCATTCGGCGCGAAAAGGGTCTATCTACAACCGACGTGGAAAGGCAGAGCGGCGGGGAAATCTCAGATGCTTATGTGACCAGAATAGAAAACGGCTATGTAAAAAATGTTTCTCCAGAGAAGCTTCGTGCGCTCGCTAAGGGTTTGCAAGGTTCAGAAGATGAGATTTTCGCAGTTGCCCGCGGTAAGGCTCTCAGCGTCTCGGAAGCCTTTGAAAGTGAAATCTACGTCGCCTTTAAAGGATTCGAGGAACTATCAGAAGAAGACAAAGCGGAGATGTTGGCGACCGTCAGAATGCTAGGCAGTGAAATTCAGAGGCGCAGGCCAAAGAAGCCGCCGGATAAAGGCAAGGGTAAAAAGTAGCGGGCGAGAAAGAAGGGGTGATGACAGAAGGATTAACTATTCCCAAAGAAAAGAAGTTTCGGGTCGTCTTCAAAAACGGCCATGATTATATTGTGCGCGCTCATGGCTTCAAAAAAGCAGGCGATAGCATTACTTTTCAAGGCGCAGACAATAAAACCGACGCGGATATATGGCTTGACGCGCGCGAAGTTTTGTTGATTTCGCCTACCGGCTAATCTTTCGAGGCGCGAATGCTTGAAGCCAGCGACATAATCATGTTTCGGAGCGCGCCTAAAGTCTCCTGCGAGAGATTGATTGCCACTTCATGCTTATCAACCGAATTGATTACGCCACCATTTTCTTGAGCGTCGCCAGGTTCGCTAATCGGTGCGATTGGCATATAAAGCTCAGCTTGTACCGCAATTACAGGCTTGCTTGAGCCGTCAGGTAGGTTAATGTGCGCAAATCCTATCCGCCCGATAGGGCCGATATGAACACCATTTGACATACATGCATCACGAAGCTGTTCAAGTGAAGGAATGGCGGCGTCTATAAGAAACGGATAGGTTTCTTGTTTGGTGGTTCCTGTTTCTTCGTTCATGCGGCCATTGTAAAGCATGTGTCAAGGCAAGGTCTTAAATGCTCTTCTTCCTCGCAAAATTACTTGAGCGCATTCCCGGCCTGAACACTCGCGCGCTCACCGAAAGCGACTTCTACCGCATCTGCCGACGCGAGCGGATTAAGGTTGTCGAGATGCCTCTGCTCGTGCCCGGCTTCTTCATGACATGCAAAGGCCGTCGCTTCATCGTGATTGATTCTCGTTTGCGCGGCGTGCGCTGGCTACACGTTGCCTTTCACGAACTCGCGCATCATTTCCTGCATGCGCCAAGATCGGCGAACGCCCCGTCGTCGCTCTTCTTCCAGGTCAGAGAAGAAGGAAAGGTTTTATTTGAAGCTGAAGCGTGCGCGGCCATCGCGCTCATACCGGAGCCGATGCTGCGAAGGATGCTCGCCGGTGAAATTGAAGAAGAGTGCGGCTACACGCGCGAGATGATTGAATTCAGGCTCAGGATTTTAGACCTGTACGGCATTTGATTCTCACATGAAAGGAAGCCTCAAACATGAGCAGCGTTAAATGTCCTCAATGCGGTTTAGCAAACTTCGCCGCAGATGAAAAGTGTAAACGATGCGGCGCGGAGCTTGTGCAGCCACCGCAACAACAGAGAGAAGAGAAGGTTGAAAAAGCTGTTTACCCGAACCTTTTGCCCTGCCCTGACTGCGGGCGCGTCATTTCTCGTATGGCCGAATCTTGCCCACAATGCGGAAGGTATATTCAGCGATTCCCGTTAATTGTAGATCGCACCGGATGGTCTAAACCAATTGTTATAGCCATGCTCATAATCAGTTTTATAGACACCTTTGTATTACTGTTTTTATTGGCTCTGAGTTCCGGGCCGACATATAGAATTCGTTAAGTTCGCTTAATTAACTCCCGAAAACACGTTCAAAAGTGCCTTTCACTTTACGGGGATAAGTGTGCCTTATGGCCGTCAGACAATTTTGGAGCGCATTATTGAATGATTGGACATGGGGCTATGACTCACGCATCAAGGGAAGGCGCGTCCATAAGATAGGTTTCGCCTCCAAAGAAAATGCGGAACTCGCGCTCGCCATCCGGCGCGTGAAAGCAAATGAGCGCGGGGCCGGAATCATCTCTCAGACAGCGCGCATCACCGTCAGGCAACTCGTCAATGCGCGAATCAAACAGATCGGCGACAAAACCTATATGCGAAAGAATGCGGCGCGCATTCTCAAATCTTTTCTCGCGACACTTCCCGACAGCTTGTTAGTTGAAGAAGTAAAGACAGCTCATCTCGCTAAATATAGAGATGCGCGGCTCTCTTCAGGTTTAAAGCCTCAGAGCGTCCACCGCGAGATGGCAGACATTTACGCCTGCTTAAATAGCGCGCCCGAACTCTTCACAGAGCTATCGGAATGGCGAGCGCCTAAAAGACCAAAGCTCAAGATTCCTAAAGGCTATCGTAAAGCCACAATCTCACGAGAGCAGATCGCGCTCATTCTCGCTGAGTTAAGACTGCCTAAAAATCAGACCGAGAACAGCCAAGCCTTTCGCGCTCGCTCTGATGCCGCAGATTTCTTTGAAGTCGCGCTCCTCTCGCTCGCCAGAAAAGATGAGATACGCACTCTACGCTGGGATGATATTTTCTGGAAAGAGAAGAAGCTTCGGATTGACTCGAAAAAGACGGACGAGGAAGGAATCATTTTTATCCCTGCCAGACTGATAGAATTATTCGAGCGAAGGAAGTCAGGCCAGAATCCCGAAAGCCCTTTCGTCTTTCCCTCGGACCGCAACCCACAGCGCGCCGTCTCACTTTTGCCAACTCACATAGTTAAGCGCGCGGCGGAAAAGCACGGCATCCCCTGGGGATATGACAAACGAAACGGCATCGTCTTTCATACCACGCGGCACACCGCAGTGACGGCTTTAATTGAAGCGGGCTATGACCTGGCGACTGTGCAAAGCCAGAGCAGACATTCAACGCAGCAAATCCTGATGCGATACGCCCACGCGCGAAGTGAGAGTAGGCGCGAGACGGCGGACGCGCTCTCCGCTTTGGTCGCCAAAGTCGCTGTTAATGGTTCGGATAATTCGCCTGATTCAGAAGTAAGTGAAAAAGAGAGATTGCTGGAAATGGCCGCAAAATCGAAAGGCTAAGGAATCGTTGAGGTTTTCAAGGTTTTTGAAGTGCCCTCATGAGAGATAAAAGCTCTTTTTCTAAATGTTGAAAAGTAAAAGGATATTGGTTTGCCCTTTTTCCGCTCTCCACTTTAGCCGCCTAGAATGAAGGATTGTAAACCCTGTTCGCATGCCAAAGGTTTGAGTCAAAGATGCCCGTGCGCCAAACATAATAAGTCTTGCTGCCTTGAACCACAACGGCGACGAGTGCCTTGAGACTATGCCCGTCAACCAATAGGTACGCGCTCGCGTCGTCGTCAATAAAAGCAGAGCCTGAATCAAAAGAAGGGTATGAGGCGAGATAATAGCTTGCGATTGCAGTCCAGAAATCAACAGTCGCATGCGCCCTCATCTGGACGCCGCCTGTCGTGACAAAACCTATTTGAGTGAAAGGAGGCTGTGTCTCGAATTGACTGAGAGGCAGCACGGGCAGAAAGCGAGAGAGATGGTAGGTTGTGAGCGCGCCCGCATCGAAGCCAAAGAAATTGCAACGCGGCGTCAGGAATATGCGCATCCCGCCTGAGACTTTGAAATCCAGAAATGGCGATGCGTCCGGGTCCGCGCTCTCTGTGATCTTGAACCTCGTCAGGTCCGACGTATCGAACTCGTTATAAAACCAGGCTGATTCAACGCGCATCTGCCAGCCGCTTTTTGAGAATTTTAGAGAGCCCGTCCACTTCGATTCATGCACGCTCGCTGGCATCGGGCTTCCCTGCAACGGCAAATCCTGCACATAGGGGCGCGTGTCTTTCTCGCCAATCAATTCTCCATCATCATCTTCGCCTGTCTTTTTGAAGACAACATCGAAGTAGAGAAATTGACTCTTCTTTTGCAGCTTGGCGCATGCCTGATTGTGCGTGAAATCGCCAGCGAGCAAGGCCGCGTTGTAAGCGCTCACGAGCGGAGGCCAGATGTTTGATAGATGCGCTTGAGTGAAAGAATTGAAAGTGATGTGTGCATAAGAGCCGTCTTCCTGCTTTCGAGTGCCTAAATCATAGAACGTGATTCCTTGCCTGAAGGCGTAAAGCTCTTCGTCAACATCGGAAGGAAAAAGCGCTGCTCGCCGCGCCGCTTCTGGCGATACAAGATCGGGCGTGCTCTCTTTCGGAATCTCGACTGAGAGCTTTTCGCCATGTCCGACAATGATTTTCTTCTCTGCCATAGTCTGAAGCCTTGGCCACACTCGCTATCTTCGGCGACGCATCCAGGTCACATGATCATCACTCGCCATTCCTAGCGATACTCGCGCGCAAGTGTGTCTCTCTGGAGTTCGCCGCACATCGAGCAGTCACAGAATGTGTGACCATTTCAGGAAGCAATTAGCCTAGTCAGTCACGTTTTCAAATGTGACTGAGCTTCAAACTTGAAGCGCTGCGCCGTCACACCTGAAGCATCGTCAAAATTGAAGGTGATCGAGCCACGCCGGAAGTGACGATGCCGCCGGCGGATCATGGATTAAAAGTAACTCGCACAGGCAAAGCCACGCGCTCTAAACCTGACACGCTGTTACTGTGAACTTTGAAATCAAAAGAGACTGTTTCGCCGTCGTATGGCGTGAGGTCAATAGGGGAAGTCGCAATGTCAACGAAAGAGCCGCCAGAGCCTGTGCGACGAGCTAGAACCTGCGCTCCAGCATCGCTATTCGAGGCGAGATACTTTCCGGCTTTGCATGGCACGAGAGCGGCAATCACAACGCTGTCTGCATTCTCCGTCAACGACAGATTGACGTAAAGCAGAGGCTCGCCGTTCGTATCAGTAATCGCGTCACTCATCATTCGTCACTCTTTTTCCGGCGGGAAGTCTATGCCTATCTCTTCGGCGTAGCCTTCAAGAAACAGATAGACGTGCCAGCCGCAGGCTTCCGGCTCTGGCTTGTCGTGAAAGAAGCTCGCCGTCACAGTGCCGTCTGCGTGGACGTGATGAAGCCCTATGCAAGTGAGCATTCCACACTTGCAACGGATCGCAGGCTTGCATGGCCGTGACGGTTCGCCCGTCACAAGTGGAATCCAGCAAGGGCGCGGGTCGTCGTCATCTAAATTGCCGCGTGGTATGCGAACCGGATTCATTTAAGCTCCCTTGCTTGAAAACTCATCTTACCTTCTACAACGCCTTCAGAGTTTCGCTCTATCATGCCTGAATAGCCGCGAACGATATAAGTGCCCAAGCTCCCACTGCGCGCAGGAAGTTGCAAGTCAAGACCTCTGCGCATCACTACATCAAAAAAGGCCATTGGCGCGCTCGCCGCACGCGGCGGATTGCTCAAGCCCGCGAGCCTCTTTGCCGCAAGCTTCATCGCAATGTCTGTCGGCAAGCCTGTGCCGTCAAAGTCTGCGGCTCGTCGTCCACTCGCTTCAGTTCCGGCGATGGTCAAAAGCACCGTGCGCGTGCGGCCTTCCGTGCGCGGATTGAAGCTCGCGTCGCCGGGTAAGACCTGTGTGGTCGGCGGGTCAACCACATTCGCCACGTGGTCTGTGACGCGCCTATCACGCACAACCTGCCCGCCCTGCACTCTTAAAGTCTCTGTAACGGTCTTTAATGCGCCAAAAGAGCTTATCTGGCTGGACGCATCGGCATCGGCATTGACATAGCCGCTCTTATGACCATTGTGCAGTGAAATCTTATAAGGTTTGCCTAAATACTGATTATCGTTATCGGTAATAATTAAACCGCTAATTTCAGTAACAATCCGGCTCTGCACATCTCGCTGTGGATTCAAAGGATGCGGCGCATAAGTGATTGTCTGCGTTTCTTCTTCTGCTTTTTGAAGCACAAGCGGTTTGGCCGGGTCATTCAAATCAGGCAAACGCGAATGCACAATGCGGCTGTAACCAGTGGGGCGGTTACGCGCGTCAAAGTAGCTCGTGCGCGTGTCAATCGAAATCTCATTGAACTCGAAATCCAGCACGCGCACTTTCAAAAAAGCCTCTTCTTCGCGCTGGATGACGGTAGGCGTCAGGAAGTTGCGATACTCGCGCACTCTGCGTGTCGTCTCTGTCTCTGTATAGCCGGGCGCGCCGAACGTACCGCTTGGCACGGCGGGCGGCGCTTCCTCGCGCTCAGTGACATATTCCCCCGTGCCGTTGTCTTTGAGATGCACAAGCAGAGCATTGACAGGCTCGCGCTGTGGCAATTGGTCATCAATCTCAACGACCTTTGAAGCCGGAAAATCTTGAGCGGCAAAGCCCGCCGGAAGCGGGTTGTCTAAGCTAACAATCCAGAGTGTATTTCCGATTGTGAAAAAGATAGGCTCAAAGGGCGCGAGTAAGGGGCGCACGCCAGCGTCATAGCCACCCGTGAGAGAGAAAACAACTTGCTCGACAGGGAAATTGTCTATGTTGGTGACAACAGAATCGAAGCCTGAGCCTTCGACATAAGCTGCGTGAATTACATCCTTCAAGCGCATGCCGTAGATCGCCGAATAGACAGGAACTTTCGCGGCCCCGTTCCCATCGAAAATAGTTTGCTGGCTGATGGTGTCAGTTGTGGGCGCGTCCACCGTCTGCGGATCGTAAAGAATTGTGTTCGTGCCAGGCGCGCGATTCCACCTGTCGCCCATGACATCAACGAAAGTCACTTCTACAGAATCGGCGGGAAGCTTCTCTTCATTCGCATAACGCGCGCCCCGCCCGCTCATGCGCGCGCCCGTGAGCAGGTTTATCCACTTCCAAGCCCCGCCCGCCCAAATGCCTATATCAAAATTGGTAGTTGAAGAGGAAGTTACCTGCGACACATCAGGGCGCGCGAGAATGACGCTCAACTCAATTCCAAGCGCGCCGTCGGGCGCATTGATATTGGCTCGAATGATGGGTACTTCCACGCCATCAACGACGAGGCGAGATGTATAGCGGCGATTATTCGAAGCAAGAGCCGCGCTCGTGTCCGTGTCGAGTATGTCAACGAAGAAGGTGAAGCCGAACTCTTCAGCGCGGTCAACGCGGGCATTTAACTCAAGCGCGGTTGCGCTATCAAAAGAGACGCCGCCTGCGCGCGCGCCCTCCGGTAAAAACTCTAAAGCAGTCGCGCCCGCGAACGTCGCATCTGCTAAAACGTTCGCCTCATTATTGAGACGGCCAGCGAAGCCAAGCAGCGTTGAGCCTGCGAATGTGACAGAGCCTTGCCCCGCGCCGAAGGTCAGAAGTGTTGCGCCATTGAACGTGACGCGCGCAGTCTTTGTGACTTCCGCGTCAACTTCCAGGAATGTCGCGCCCGCGAAAAGCGCGCCTTCTGAAAAGGCAAAGCCTTCAAGCGCGTTGACAGGGAAAAAGATAGACATTACGCCGTGCTCTTAATCTTCCCGCCGTAGATATGCTGCGTGCTCAAAGAAGTAAACTGCACATCAAAATAGAGCGGAAAGCTGATTGTGCCCGTGAAGGTCTTTTTCAAGACATTGTTTGAATAGAGCCGAAGGCCGGGCGTCCCGCCGCCAGAATCAAAGCACTCGAATTTCAATTCATCCTGATCTGTATAGGCGAAATTCGTTGGCGACGAAGAGAAATTCGCGCCGTCGTTTTGGGCGTTGATAGTGCCGTCCACGCGCACCTGACAACGCCAGCCCGTTGTTGAGTCAAGTCCCGTGTGAGTCGGGCTAGAAGTGCGCAGCCCGGCATAGCGCGTTGATTCGCTTGATGGTCCAATGCGAAAACGGACAATGCCGCCAATGCCCGTTATGGTCTGCGTCGCATTCCCGCCGCCGTTGACGCTTGAGCCTATGAGAGTGTTGTTTGAGTCAACCGTGACGCTTGACGAGAGGTTAGACCAGGCAACATCTTGCTCTCCGGCTAACAAGTTCGCGCTTGACGCCATGACCGCCCACTTCGTTACATCAGACGAAGGTAGAACATTTGTGCTTGAAGCAATCGCCAGATATGTCGAGCCGTTATAGGTGACAACATCATAGGCGACATAAGCAGTGCCGGAAGCCCAAGCATTGCGAAAAGTGAAGCCCTGTCCAGCTGCGCCTGGAGCGCCTTGAAGGTTTCCAACAACAACATAAGAGCCTGCTTGGCGCTGGTAAAGATCATTGTTGCTTGTGCGGAGGTAGTAGTCACCATCAACGCCCGTGCCGTTACTAGGTACACCAGAGCCATTGCGCAAGACTGAGCCATCTATGCCTGGAGTGCCCGCCGCACCTCTGATATTTCCAACGACTGACCACGCACCGGCATTCTTAAAATAAACATCATCGTTTGAAGTTCGCAGGTAATAATCGCCGTTGACGCCGATGCCGCCTGAAGGTGCGCCTGTGCCATTCAGCCACTGCGAGCCGGGCGCACCTGCGACGGCAGTTCCATCCTCGACACGAATAGCGATAGTCACCGGCGCGCTGATTCCACCTACAGGCACGGCGTCAACGTCCCAAACAATCCATGTGTCTTTCGTGATGGCGACTGAAAGCCCCGCACTTTCGCCGCGCGATGCGCCTGATGCGATTTTCGGACGGTCTGAAGGGGAAGCAAAGATAGTTGTAGCTGCGGATGGCGTAGAGCCAGCGCGCACGTTGAAAGTGGCCTCCCCGACATTCGCGCCCGCGCTCACTTCAACGTTTTCAATCGTGAAGTCCATCGGCGCGCGCACAGCGCGAAGATTTTGCTGCACTGCGGAGAGAGCGCCTACTTCCAAGTAAATGTATTGCTTCGCCATGCTCGCTTACCTCAGCTTTCAGTCAAGCGCAGTGAGCCGATAGGAAGACTGAATGTGTCTCCGTTGGCTACAACCTTCGGAGCATCAAGGGCAGCGAAGTCGAGCATGTTGCCGCCAGTGAGCGCGTCCATGATCGCCGCGCCGACAATCGTTCCCCATGATGCGGTTGCCTGCGCGAATGTGATGGCGAGCGCATTTGATTTCGTGCGCCCCGTAGCCGCCGGGAAGTTTGTTGAGTTGTTCGTCACTGCCGCGCGCGCGTAAGAACCGCCGGTTACCTCAGTGCCGCCGCCCGCGACAGTCGGCATCGCGGTAAAGAGCGCGATGTAAAGAGTCGCCGCCGGTGAATATGAGCCGCCGCCGAATAGAAAATCCAGAATGCGGTTGGCTTCAAAAGTAGTCTTTGACATTTTCTAGCTCCCTGTAGCAGTTGAGATAAATCTGAGTCTGACCGATTTAGCTATCCCGCCAGAGCGAGATTCAAAAGTGTAAAGCTTGCTGCCCTGAGTCAGAGGCACGGCCTCAACGTCGAAGGTTTGAAGGTGTTGAACTCGGACGCGAACGGTATTCCCGCCGCTCAAGCAAGCGTTTAGAATTACGACAATTGCGGTCAATAAACTTTCCGGGCAAAACTCCGCTATCACGTCGAATTGATTGCCTTTCACGCCCCGGTCGCTCACTTGAGAATGAACAGTGAAATCGAGCGCGACCGCCGAAGAAATCACATAGTTGCTGGCGAAAGATTCCTGACCTTCAACGCGCACGCGGCAAGGGATACCCGTTGACGTGCCGTCGCTCGTAAAAAAAAGATCGTTTAGTTGTACAAGCGCGAACCTGTCAGACAAAGTTTCAACTCCTAAAATGTGACCGCTCGAGCGCGCGCGCCAGCCATCGCGTCACGCCTTGGCGCCGCTCGCTATTTATGACGAGCGCGGATCATTCACGAAAGCCGGGCGCGAAACCCGGAAGCGCTCGAGTGCTATCAGGCGTCATGGCCGGGCCAAGCGTACTTTTTGTCATGTTAAAGTCTTTCGCGCTGATATTGATTTGCGCCGCCGCGCCCGCGTTGACTTGAAGCCGATTGTCTTTAATTAAACCTTGAATCGTTTTAGTTAAATCCGCTATCTGGTTTGCTTGGTTTTGAACAAACTTCATCGCGTCGGACTCACGACTGTCAAAGCGGTCTCCTCTACGCTCATACGCGCCAGCAACTAAATCTCTAAGTCCGCTATCCGACCTTAATTCAGCGTCGCTCAAGTGGCCTTTGACGCGAGATATAATCTGCTCATCAGCAAGCTTTCGAGCAACGGCAGGATTGATGCCCTGCGCTTCGGCTTCCATTTCCATCTGCTGAATTAGTTGCGCAGCATTACGAGCTTCAACTATGGCCTGCGAAGCTCCAGCCGCCGCCCCTGCGCCCCTCGGATCAAAAACTAGCGACGGGTCGCCGATGAACTTGCCCGCGTCTTTCGCATTGACGAGCGCCCTGAATTGTTCGTCTTGTGTGAACTTGAAATGCGCCGCCGCATATTGTCGAGGGTCGGCGTGAATTCTGCCCGCGTCCGTTGCAGCAACTAATGCTCTCAACCTTTCCTCAGCAATGCGCTTTTCTTCCGCTTCCGCTTCGGCAGCTTGTGAAGAGCGGGATGCGCCACTACTGAGAAAAGAAGAAGAGTCGCCGCCAAGTGAAATGTCATGCACAGAGCGCAACACGCGGCGCGCGCTTTCGGGCTGGAAAGTTGAATCAGCTTGCGCGCTCTGCGCCGTGACGGGCGCTGCCCTTAGAGCCTTCGCTTCATCACGGTAGCTTTGCGCGTCCAGCTTGTCAGAAAAACGTTGTGCAAGTCCTTCTTCGGCAAGCGCCGCTTGCTTGGCTTTGGTCAGTTGGTCAAGCTTGGCGATTGCTTCATCAGCCGCCGCGCCGTATTGTTGGCTCAAGCTTTTCGCGGTCTGTTGAAAGTTTTCTGCCGCTTGTCTGGCTTCCGTGTAGATTGAGACATAAGGATTATCTTTGCCCGCGTAGCCTTTCAAGAAATTGAATAGACCTTGCGCGCTCTGTGTGGCTTCATCTACAACTTTCTTTTGAGCTTGAGCGACGGCTTGCGCTTCCGCATCAAGTAACCCGCGTATCTGGTCAGTGAGAGATTGAATTCTGTCTCTGAATTGGTCATCAAACTTCTTGGCATCGTCAGAAGAAAACTGAGACTGAATCTTTTGGAAGGCTTCATACTCAGCCTGCGCCGCTTCGCGTTGTGCGCGCAGGCGAGAGAGCGACGCTTGCTCGCGCTCCTGCGTTGAAAGTCCAACTTGGAAATTTTCAGGGAGTGCCCGCCGCGCACGTTCTTGGTCGCTCAGACGCTCTTGAAGGTCGCGCGCATTCTGCGCCCGCGCCTTTGCTAAATCTTCCTCTTGCTGTCGAGGCGAGCCAAGCAGAGCTTTTTGACCAAGCTCGGCAAGCGCAATAGCATCTTGCCTATTCCTTAGTTCGGTGATTGCGCCGCCGCTTCCTATATCGCCAAGCGTTGAATATAGCCCCGAAGCGACTTGACCTAATCGCGCATACGTTCCTTCCAGACTCTTAGCTCTTAAGTCAGCTATATAGGTAAGCTCACTTGAGCGTGCAAGCGCATCATTAGAGAGCGCCTGCGCCCGCTCCCACTCTGTAAGCTTTGAGGTAGTAGTGCCAATTGAGCGCGCATAATTATCAAGCACCAGATCGGCGCGATGGCCTGTGAGTTCCTCGTAGGCTTCAGCATTGCCGCGCGCCAAGCCCTGTAGCGCTTTGGCGGCGTCTTCCGGTTTTAATCCTTGCGCGGAAATCAGGGTTGAGAATTTGGAGATGTCCGCATCTTTGATTGTGCCGCTCGTCTTTAATTGCAATTCGCCGAAAGCGGCGCTGAGCTTCCCGGCCTCTTCGTGATTGACGGCCAGCGCAAAACTGAAAGCGCGCGCGTTGCCCGAGGCTTCAAGAAATGTTTGCCCGGTATTATGAGCGGCAACCTTCAAGTTTATTTCGGCCTGCTCTTCTTCCGAAATCGCTTGAATTTCAGCCCGAATTGCGGCGAGAGCGCCGATGCCTAAGCCTATTGCAGCAATGCCGCCGCCATAAAGACCTAAGCCGCCAATCTGCGTTGCTTCGCCGGGAAGCCCCAGCGCCCGCCCGCCCGCGCGCAAAGCTGCGCGTTGACCGCGCAAGCCCCCGCCGATTCCGCCCGCCCCTGTCGCTTCACTTTCGGCGGCGCGAAGCGCGAGCGCGGCTTGTTGCTCTGCGGCTCGCGCGGCGGCTCTGGCGCTCTCGGCGCGCACTCTTTCCTCATCTCTGAATTGAGCGATAAGAGCTGCCGAGCGTTGACGTTGTAAGGATTCGACTGCGGCCTTTTGTTGTGCGGCTGATAGCTCAACGGCTCTCGCTTCCTCTCCCGCCGCTTTCACGGTCGCACCTGCGGCCTCTACTTGCGCCGCCCCGTACTTGATTGCCTCTTCGCGTGCGCGAGCAGACGCCACGCCAGCTTTGATTAAATCGGCTTCGTACTTTTGAGCGGCTGCCGAGAGTTGTGCAGACGAAGCGGCGGACGCGCTCCCTAGCGAGTCTATCTCGCTGCGAAGCTCTACAACCTTCGCAGAGGCTTGCGTTTCATCGCTTGCGTCGAATTCAACGACTATCCTGTTCGGCATGAATCCATCCCCTGTGACTGAGCTCCTAAGCCTTTCCGCTGCGCCGTCACGCCTGACTTGCCCGCAAGCAAGTCTCGTAACGCTCAGAGTAATCGCCGACTCGCAAAGCCCACTGTCGAGCAGCGCCACCTACGCCGTTCACGATCTGGCGCGCGCCCACGTAATCTTTAATCTTGTCGTTGAGAAAATCCGAGAGCTTAAAGGCAGAGGTTTTCGAGCGGCGACGGAAAAGCCCTCGCACGCAACCTGTCGCTAAAATTTGATAGCCTACTTCCGGCTTCATAACTAAGTCAGGATTCTTAACAAGGCGATTGTCATTAAAGAGCAGTTGAGAAAATTGCTGATAGTTTCCTTTGAGCGTCAGTTGCGAGTAGCCACGTCCATAGAAGCCCGACGACCAATAATTCTTTGATACTTCTCCCAAACGAGCGTGCCCACTGCTGCCTTAATCTCTTTAACGGGCTGCATGTTTGAGCCGCACTCGTTGCGAATTGTGCCGAGCAAGTAAGCTGCCCATTCCACGCGCTCTATCTGCGCATCGGAAGAAATTAAAGTGAGCAGAGTTTCAGTGCCCTGCTTTTCAATCGCCTGCGGCGCGTGCCCGAACTGCTTTTGAAACTCTTGCCAGAATTTTGATGTGCCGAACTTCACTTTTCACGCTCCCTCTTCTGTGCGTCTTCCCAGCGCATGATTCTGAGCGGCCTATACTCTTCACTTCTGAGGATGTCTAAGAGTCGCGCTTCCAACTCGCCGCACTTGCGCGGGTAGCCTTTGCCTCTGACATCTTTGTCAATGCGCTGCACCCTCGCCACATCTGCCGAGAGAGTTTCAAACGTCCACGCGCAGCCATCGGGAAATCTGCGCCTTAGTTCGGCTCGCGCGCTCTCTTCAAAAAACTTCAACTGAAAGCGCACGTCGCACGTCTCGCAAAGGTCTGGTAAATCCGTGACGCGCTCACCATCTTCATAGCGACGCGCGCAAGGGCTTGGGCAATCAGAGAAGCTAGGATTTAGCTTCCTCAGTTGCTCGTGTAGATTGACTATTTCCCGCGCCATAATCCGAAAGGCTTTTCAAACGGGCGGCAGGAATAGCCGCCGCCTGATACTCATTCCACGCCCTAAAAATTATTGAGGCAAATTCCGGCTTCTCAGCGTCGTCAAAATACTCGCGCATACGCTCCGGCAAAGGTCGCTCATCAATGGGAAAATCATCAAAGCCCTCTGGAGCTTTGGTCGCTAACTCAGAAACGATGTTGAGCCATGCCGAGCGATAGCCCTCTTTGCGCTCATCTTCTTTGAGATTGATAAGGGCATTGAGCGCGTCGTCTGCGCCCTTCGGCATCAGCTTTTGAAAGTGAAAGACGAAAGGCGTCTCAGGGTAGTAAGGATGATTGATGACTATTGCCACTTCCGGCGAATAATCTTTCTTTGAGAATCCCATTTTAGATAATTCCTTTCAGTACGATGGCGGCATTCGCTGTCATCACGGCTTCTCTTAACAACCTCAGTGCGGCTTGCTGGTCTGCGCACGCTGGCACTTCATTCAAGATAGCGTGAGCTAAAACCTTCGCGTGATAGCGCACAGAGTTCAAAGATTCTATCTGCGCTTCATCGGGCGCGTGATAGGTGAAGACTTCGTTGATATTTTCTTTAGTGATTGGCATTGATGATTCCAAACCTAAAGTAAGGGAGTGTTGAGATATTGACGCTCCCTTTCAAAGTGAATCGCCTATGGTGAATCGCTTCATTGAAAAGAGTTGTTATCAAAGCCCATGTTCGGCTATCTCGCGCCACTGTCCGTCTATTCTGATAAACGTCGCAACAACCCCTTCGCCTACGGTAGCAAAGTTTTCATCATTCACGTAAAAGTTAATCGTGCCAGATGGCGGGTCGGCATCGTTGGCTGTCATAACAATGCAGCCGTTGAGGATATCTCCAACGTAAGCCCTGTTTTCAGCGTTCAGATATATAGGATTCATTGCGCTGCTCACCAGTCAATTAGGGAAAGACCCGAATCTCAATAGCGTTTCCGTCTAAAGCATCGTCGCCATCGGTTTGCACTGTTACAGCGTTTACACTTCCCGGCGCTGCCCCAACCCCCGATAAACCGTGAGTAGCGGCTATTATCCACGTCTTATTTACTGTAAAGACGCCGTTAAGAGTACCTACGTAACTGCCTGCGCTGCTTCTTGTCCAGACAACCGTTCCGCCTAAACTATTTTCTAAGACGATGGCAGTAGGATCATCTTCCCCGCTCTGACTAAGTAGCACAACATATCGCTTGACGCCATGCAGAGCATTAACTTCCGAAGCTGTCGCCGTCACGTCTGAGACTTGATTGAGCGTGACGGTGGATGCTCCGCCGCCAACATTAGGCTGCGGGACTCCATTGATGTCTGTCAGGTAGCCATAGACATCTACTTGGGCTGTAAGAGCAGAGCCTTCGGGCGTTCCAACTGACAAACCAAAACTCTCACCAGCTAGACCGATGTGCAGACTCGTATCAAGTAGAGATGTAGAACCCGCAACGTCTTGTAGTCCTAAAATCACCGCGTTATTGCTAGTTGGATAGCCACTTAAATCAACCGTGCCATGAGTTGTCGCATCAGACGGCGGGTCGTCCCATCCAAGCGAGATATGTGCCACATTCGCACCGCTCGAAAAGTGTTGTAAGACTACGTTTGTGATAATCGCCTTACGACTGGCAGGCACGGTATAAAGCGTCTGCTTCGCTCCCGTTTCTTCATTCAAATTAACTTGAGTAGAAGAGAGTAAGATAGGAGTCGTTGCTGTTGTGCCACCGCCTCCACCGCTGGGTTGATAAAGTTCTGCCATTAGTCGTATTCCTCCAGAAAGGAAAGAGGGACATCTGCCGAGCCTGTGCGAATCGCATTGATTGCTGCTGTCGTCTCAATCTCTACGGCCTCGCCAGCTTTCAAGAGAAATCCTACCGAAGCACTCACCGTGCCCGGCCCAACTCTGCACGAGTCACTGGCATGTTCATTTCTGACTAGCGCGCTGCGACGTGTGGCGCGTGCGGCAACGGCTGCGCCTGAAGTTGAGCCTGCCGTGACATTACCGATGGCGACGTTGGCAGCGCCTTTGAAGGTAGAGATGCCGAGCGCAGAAAGCGCGGCGAGAATGGAGACGAGAGTAGAGACAGCTTTCGGGTCGCGCACAGCTAAAGCGTTGTCACCTTCGAGCAATGAAGTGCCTGCGCCGATCTTCGCACGAGTGTCATCCGCGCCGTTCTTTAATTCGACTGCGCCGATTTCTATATCGCCCGCCTGGAAAGTTGCGCCTTGAGCGTCAACAGGCAAGGTGAAATCCGAGCCGTCAGGATTTTTGCCGCTTGCAATAGTCGCTAGTGCAGACTCTGCCGTGTGCGGCGCTTTGTCGAGATAATAATCTCTTGCCTCTTTTGCCATGATCTTTCTCCTTCAAAGGCGCATCTCTCAAAAGACACCCCTGTCTTCAAGCGTCCAAAACTGTCAAAATTGAAACTACGGCACGATCCGCTTAGCCATATCCAACACATTCTCGGTTGCGCTATTGATTCGCTCATAAACAGGCGATCTTGTAGCGCGCGTTTCGGCTGAGTTTTCTGGCGGTGATATTGGATCAATCATGTACGGATATAAGCGATGCCGTAGCTCACTGAGAGCCTTATCAAGCTCGTCAAGCTTCTCTGTGATTTCCGATTTTTCGTCCATGCCCTTTTCCTTCTTTCGATGAAAATTAAGTGTGTCTCTCCGGAGTTCGCCGCACATCGAGCAGTCACGGTTTACGGCGCGACTAAGAATCTACTTTGCTGCGCGAGCAAGGCTTCAACTCTGTCAGGCGCTGCCCCGCCGACGCTGTAAGGCACGGCGTCAACGTTAATGACCGAGCGATTAGCTTCGCCCGCATAGCCTAGCTCTGTGTCTTGAAGCGCAAACTCTGCGCCTGCCGCGATGATCTTCGCGTATTCACTCGCCGTGCCGATTCTCAGAGCGACGGGCAGCACAGCTTGTGCTCTGATAGTCGGGTCTTCGCTATCAGCCTTCTTTGCGGCCACATAGACCGCATGCGCCTTTGTGCCGTAGAGTTGAAAATTAAAGAGCGTATCTTCCGCATCCTGCCCGCGCTCAATCCTTGAAGCGTCAACATCATCGAACACGAAAGGATCATCGCTAATTGCCAAGTTTTGGTTATAGGTGTACTGGAAGCGGCGAAGGTCTGCCGTGCGGTCAACTGAATTGATGAGAAGCTGGCAATCGTTTGAATAGATGGCCGCTTGATTCTGGCACGATGCGAAATCGAAACTTCCCAGTGTGGCAACGTCCGCGCTTCCGCAGAATTCAACGTCCATCGAGATTTTGCCTCTGACTTCGCCCGTGAGCGTGACGCGATTGACGCACATGCCCTTATAGACTTCGATAGGCTCATCCGAGTCATCTTCAACACCTATCACGAAAGTTGTTTTCGGCACGTCGTCAGAATCAAGATGCGTGATCTGATGAAAGCGTCCTGCGCCCGGCGTTGTGGTGTTGATACTCGCAGAGCCGCCCGTGAGCGAGCCTGTCAAAACTTCGATGGGTAGAATATCGAGGTCTGCGAGATTGCCTGCGCCCGTTAATGGAAACGGCCCCGTGCCGCTCACAACTATGTCGCCGTTTGCCAGATTAGAGAGCGTATCCAATGCAGACTGAATCGCCGCCGCGTTCGCGTTATATGCGATGTCCGTGCTTGTCTGCACATCAGTGCCGATAGTAACCCGCAGCTTGTAAGTGCCGCCCGTCGCCGTGATGGTCAACGTCTGCACTTCATTCGTGCCAGACGCCGCCGCAGCCGCGCCTTGAGCCAGCGCAAGGATGCCTGCGACGAATTGAGCAGACACGTCAGTAAAGCGCAGAGTCCAGAGCGCCAGCCTTGATGTCACGCGCCGCCCGATTAAATACCTGCCTCTGCACTCGCGCGTCTCATCTCTCGTCTTCCTGATGTTAGGCAAAGGCTTGGCATCGCGCGGCAGAGGCAGAACTGCCGTCAGTTGTGTAGCCGTGTCGAGTGGCGTGAAAATGTCGCTCTGCACAGCGATAATAGGCGAGTAGGCGACGACGACATTTTTCTGTTTGAAGGTTGTTGACATCTTTTCTCCTTAAAGGTCTATGACCACATCAAGACTCAAGTTTGTGCGGTGAACTGTGCCGCCTGCGAAATTCTCATCTACCCCTGCCTCTATTTTGGTTTGCAGGAGTCCGCTTTCAACTGTGCCCGGCGAGTAACCGAAAGAGCGGTTCGCTAGAAAGCGCGCGCGCGCCTTCATCAGATAGCCTACGAAATCATCATGCGAATTCGAGCCGTCACGCCGCTCATTCACGAGCGCAAATAGCACGTCCAGATCGTAAGAGAGCGTCAGTTGCGAATGCGTGCAAGCGCCCTCGTCTTTCTCTGTAAAGCCTGCAAACGTGACGAACACAGCGCGCGTCTCAAAAACTTTGTCGCGCTTCGTCGCCGCAAAGCTAAGCCAATCTTTTTCACTCTCTATGAAAAACCCGCGCGGCCAAACCCTTGCCCTGACATCATCTGAAGCGTCTATAGCTTGAAGCTCCGCGACGATTGCGCTACGAATGGCAAGCTCTAAAGCTACTTGGTCTGAAGGCAAAGCAGTTGGCATAACTTACCAATTGTAAAAATCCGAGTTTCTAACCGTCCCGAATTCGACTCTTCCCGAATGGTCATCTTCCGTTTCGGGCAAGATAAAAGTCTTGAGCAAGTCGCGCACAACAGGCGGAATATCGTCTCGCTGGATGGTCGCGCCGTCTCTCGTGATCTGCGTTACCATCCCGGCCATGTCGCCCGAGTTCATGCGAGCGCGCTGTGCCGCCCAAACAAGACAAGCTTCTCTGATGTCGGCGGGCGTGACTTGATAGCCCCAGCGCGCGGTAATCGTAAAGGGCACGCCCTCACGCCAGACTTCATGCCTGAGAAGCACGCCCGAATCATCCGTAATGCAGAGCATCCCCCTATACTCTGCAAATTTTGGCGGCGTCACGCCAGAAATTGTTGTGATTGTCGGATTAACTGTTGTCGGAATGTGCGCCGGAACGTCTAAGCAGGCTTTGCCGTTTCCGTAAATTACTTTCGCGCTCGGAGTAGTCGCCGCCGGAGAGAACGCGCCCGCTTCGCGCCTGGTCACGGAATCAATGGCGCGCGAGATGGCTTCGAGCAAGTTTTCAGCCGCAGTCGTTTGCTCGTCTGTGCGATCATCTGCGGTCGCGCGGAATTGCGTCGGCACGCGCGCGGCCAATTGGTCAACACTGGCGTAAAGATTAGTTACTGACATTGCCCGCTCACTTCCTCGTTGATTGCGGCGATGAATCCGGGTCGCATCCTTTCAAGCGTCGGCTCGAACACGGGACGATCTCGTCTATATTCGAGAATCGCGCCGTATGGCTCGCCGACGAAAACCCTTGCTATCAATCCGTCAGGTTTGGCTTGAATGGAATTGATAAGCAACCCTTTATCAACGGCAGGAGCTTCGCCGGGCGCGCTCGCGCGATGCAGCTTATAGCCGACGATGGCGCGCCGATTTCCTTTCTCAGTTGTGCGTGTGCGAAGTCCGTTAGGGAGAGAGGAAGAGGCCGCGCGTGTGATGCGCGAACGGCGATAGGTGCGCCCATGTTTGGGCGCACGCATCTGCTCTTTAACCTCGCGCTCGTAGTCAGTCGCGGTTTGCGCGACTATTCTTTCTACTCCGCTTTTGAGGTTGCCCGGTTGCAGAATCGGGCTGGTCAGTTCTGTTCGTGCTATCACTCGCATCGTCGGTGTTCGATGAAGAGTCGGTTAAGGGTTGCGGGTTTGTCAGGCGCTCGGCCCCCGGCGGAAGGGCGCGCGGCATGTCCCCCGCGCCCTTCTCCTTACGGAGCACCGAACCGCCGAGGGACTCATCTTCGCCTCGCGGCGGTTCGCAAGGCTCGTAAACATCAGGAGAAGCAGTCAGGCGCTTTGCCGTCACAGGGTCAACGTCCCAGCGCACCCCTGTCCGCTTGTTCAAAAACCACATAAGCAGTGACGAGTGACAAGTGACGAGTGACAAGTTAGAGACTTTTGCTCGTCACTCGTCACTCTTAACTCGTCACTGTTTTTACGACTTCGACAGCTTGTACGCGCGCACGGTCGCGTTCGGCGAACCTGAAGCCGGAGTAAACGAGACGTTGATTTTGCCGCCAGCTTGAATGAAGCGCGCGGACTCAAACGGCCCGACCAGCTTCTTATCGCCGGAGCTTCCGGTCGCGGCAAGACTCACTGAAAGGTCGCCAAGTCCCTGACGAATCGCGCCTGCGCCTTCGTCGCCAGCCAATACTTTGACAGTCAGAGCGACAGAAGCGAGATTGATGACCTCAAGAATCACGCGCTCAGTTTCTGAGGTTGAAGGAAGAGGCACAGTGCCGGTCGTATCAATCGCGTTCGCGGCGGGCTGCGTCACGGAAGAATTCTTCGTAAGAGCGGTCAGTGTTAAAGCAGCAGGGTTTGCCATTTTGAAATCTCCTATCGCAAAAGATTGGGATCGGGCATCGCTATAAAGTGCGATGCTTCCGGGTTACTCGCGCCATCGCTAAAGAAGGCGGTGTGAGCTGAAGCCTTATGACTTGTTCGCCGTCAAGACAGCCAGACCCTGCGGCCTGACGGTCTTCGCGCCGTACACATGAAGTCCCTTGACCGCATCTGAAAATCTCTTTTCCATGCGGAAAGCTTCAACCGAAAGAATCTGGTCTGCGTAGGAGATTGCGCCCGGGTATCCGGCCATGATTTTGTAGAGCGTGGAATTCGTGTTGCGAATGTTGTTCGACTTCAGGATGCGAAAACCAGCCGCTTCGCCGACTTCGCCGTTAGCGCGCGTCACGTCACCAGCGGCAGTGCCTGTCGCCACAAAACGCTTGTCCTTCAAAAGAAAGCCGTGCGACCACGGTGGCAACACGCACCAGCGTCCGCCTGATGGCACGCTTGCCTCATCAAGCTTGACGCTCAAATCAACCAGGTAGTCATACATGGTGTCTGCCGTCGGCGTGATCGGGCTGGCGTCAGAGCCAATCAGGTTCGCCGCCGCCGCATCCGTGTAAAGCCCTGCGATGAATTGGTCCGCCTTGTCGCGCACGCCGTAAGAGGCTTCGCCCATCGCGGTTTCAATCAAATCACCGCGCGCCTGAACCTTGTCCACGTCATCAACCGCGAAGTTGAATCCTTTCGCCTGGTCAATGTCGAGATAGGTTGCGGCTGTGTCGAGTTCTTCCGGGTCGGGGATGTCGGCATTTCGCGTGACATCGAAGACAGTGATGTCGCCGATAAAGTTTATCTTCACGCGATCACCCTGTTTCGTGATGTCGCCTTCATAGTCCATGTTGACTATGCCGGATTGCGCGAAGACGAGATTTTTGTGAAGGCCAGCGAGCAGAGCCGCCGCCCAAACTGTATTGATGAAGGTTGCAACTGACATGCGATGCTCCTTTATTTAAGGGAAGGTTATTGGCGGTACATGATGTTGAGCCGCGTTTCGTTCGGGGCACACTATAAAGCAGTGTTACCGAAAGTTACAGCTTGAAACTGTAACTTTCGGTAACACTGCTTGTTGATTTGCCCTGTGGTCTATTGAGCTATTTTCGGGCGAGCGCCTGTTTGACATCGCTCCAGCGCGCGTTAATCTGCGCGGGCGTCATAGTCTTGATTGAATCAAGCGTGAGCGCTTCAGGCCGTGCGGGATTCGTCGGATTCGTCGGCGTAACAGGCGGCGTGACAGCTTCAGAAGCTTTCTTCAAATAAGGCTTCGATTCAATCACCGACGCTAACGCGCCTTCGATGTCTGTCACATCAGCCGCAACGAATTTCTCAGCATCGCTCGGATCGTTAAAGCCTAAAGTTTGCGCGACTGCCTTTATCTCTGCGGCGCGAGCGCGAGCTTCGGCTTGTGTTGCGCGCGTCTCAGCTTCCGTGCGCGCTGTTTCGGCTGCTGTGCGAGCCGTGCGCTCAGTTTCAACGTCTTCAGCTTTGACGTAGCCATCCGGCACAACTGGCGCGGCTGGCGGCTCGACTACAGGCGGTGTTACCGGCGGCGCATCATTCGCTGGAGCATCGCCATTTGTGGCGGGCGGTGCCGGTGTATCGTTGTTCGGTGTGTTGTTTGTGTTTTCGTCTCCGTCCATTTTCTTAAATTCCTTTTCAATTGAAAAATTAAATTTGAGCGCATGCGGCTCATCACAATTGAGAATTTAAGGGAGATGAAGGGTCTATTTTTACGAAAGCTGCTCGCATCGCCAATTTGAGCGTGGCTCGATCACCTTCAATTCTGGCGATGCTGCAGGTGTGACGGCGCAGCGCTCAAGATTCAGAGCTCAGTCACGGCGCGCGAAGTGTGAAATGGCCGGTGAGTAGTTCGCCCGGGCTGTCACGTTTACTGTGACTGCTCGATGTGCGGCGTCGTCGACGAGTCACATTTGGTCGAGTATCGCTAGAAGTGGCGAGTAGTGATCATGTGAGCAAATCTTTGAGGCTGCGAATAAAGCGGGTAGTTCCCCATTGCGGATCAAGGCGCACGCCTATCAAATCTTCCAACTTGAATTTGCCTTTTTTCCACGCTTCATATTTAGCTGCGCCTAATAGCTCACGCTGCACGCCCGGCTCTAACTCTTCAAAGCGTTCGATTCCCGTCGGGCGTATCGGAGTATTTGATGAGACCGGTATCATCGAACATCTGCATCCGACGTGTGAATTGAGATTGACGGCGAGCGGGAATTCTTTGCCATCCATCAGAAGACAGAGGGCACAGGTGCGCGTGTCTTGTGCGGAAAGCCAGCGCCAGCGATTAACGACGCCAGCCGCTTTATAGTTTTCGAGCGTGGCTGTGCGATAGGCTCTTAAGGTTTCCTGACGCTGGGGATTTCTTAAGCTTGTCGGTGATGCAGATTGGCGTTCTCAGATTTAAGAAGATTGACGGGCGGACGCCAAACTGTGAGCCTCAAACAGTTGGCGCATTTCAAAGTGATTGGTTTTGTGAGGCGCGCAGCCCGCAGAATCAAAAGAACGCTCTCGCAATGAGCGCAAGAGAGTTCAAAGTCTTGTGTACATTCCTGCTCAGCCATTTGGTTTCTTTTGCTGCAACTCCCAATAATGAATCCGGCGCGGCCTAAATTCTTCAACCCTTACAATGTCTAAACACCGCGCCAATTTAACATCACAGTTGCGCGGATAGCCACGCGGCTTTTGCTGGTTTTCACTCATTACATACGAGACATCTGCAAAGAGTAGATCAAAGTCCCAAGCGCAGCCATCAGGGAACGCGCGATTGATTTCATATTCAAACGATTGCTTGAAAAAGCCCCATTGAAATCTGACATCGCACGTCTCGCAGAAGTCGGTTAAATAATCCGGCGTCTCGCTTTCAATAGTGCGCTGGCAAGGCGCGGGGCAATCATCGAAGCCGGGACTAAGCTTCGCTAGTTGCTGCCGATAGTTGACTACTTCCCGCGTCATTATCTTGAAGGCTTTTGAGATATGCCTGCGGCAAGAGCGCAGACATATAGACCCTCCACACAGAGAATAAAATGCGGTCTAATTCTTGTCTTTCGGCATCATCAAAATACTCGCGCGCCCGCTCTGCCAATGGTCGCTCGTCAATGGGAAAGTCAGCAAAGTTTGATGGCTCTTTAACCATTGATTCACAGATAGCATTTATTAACTGCGCTCGCTCTATATCTTCCCTCTCGTCTCTTTGAAGTCCAAAATATGCGGCATGAGCCTCGCGCGCTTCTTTGGAGAGATTTTTTGAGAGATAAAAAATAAACTTCTCGTCTTTGAATTGCGGGTTGATAACTTCAACTTCTATTACTGACGATGATTTTTCTTTAGTGTATGGCATTCCTTATCTTCTCTTTCTCATTGGTTGGATTAAGACTATTGACCGCTCGCTATTTATGATGAGCGGCGATCACTCTCTATAGCCGGGCAAAGGCGCGTCAGGCGACATGGCCGGTCCTAACGTCGAAACTGACGCGCCCGATTTTGGATTGATATTGATTTGAGCAGCCGCGCCCGCATTAACTTTCAAACCCTTATCGGTTATCAGAGACTTCAACACATCTACGAAATCAGTAACCTTAGTCAAAGGGTCTTCGTGTTTCGTGTAAGCAGAACTGCGGAGCGAATCAAGATAACCCGCATGTAAGAACGCTTGCTGATATGGATTTGCTGCATCGAAAGAGCGCGGGTCATTCGCAGGCGAGTAACCGGGACGCGCGCGGAAAAATGCTTGCGAGTATTTATTGACTTCATTCTTCCCACGCGGCAAGCCAGAGGTAAAGAGCGCAAGTGGGTCGCCAAAGATTCTGCCCTCTGCTTTCGCGCGCATGAAGGCATTAAGATTTTCGTCTTGCTCCGAAAGTGCGCCCGTATCAAAAAGCGATATTTGATTAACTTTCGGGTCGTAGCCGCGCGCAGATGAATTAGTAAAATAGTTGGTCGCCGCTTCGCGTTGCTGCTTATCAACTGCGGAAGCGTGTGCAGCTTCATACGCTTCTTTCGAGTTAAAAGCAGGCTTTGAAGAAATATTTACCACGTCTCCACTTTCGGTTGCTGCAAAGCTTGATAAACCGGGTATAGATTTAGATAGCTCTGTGAGAGACGGCTTGCCTGTCGTCTTGCCTTCAATGGCAGCTTTGATCTGATGAAGAATGCCGCCGCTACCAACTAATTCTTTGCGGAAGTCTTGAGCCTCTTTCTCAAGTTGGCGTTGATGCTGCGCTTCTTCGTGTGAGGCTAAGATAACGCCCTGCCTAAGAGCGCCGCTCAGTTCAGATGGATTTAATTTATCCGTGACTTTCAAAAACTCTGCGCGAAGCACGTCACGCTCTTGCCCGCTTCCGGCTGGATGCTTCGCCAACTCTTGCAACTCGCGCGTAGCTAATTGAACGCCTGCGCGCCCGGCCTCCGCGCGCTTGATTTCATCTTGAATCTGCGCCTGCAATCGTTTGGCAGAGGCGTCTAAAGCGGCGGCGCGGTCTTGGCCTAGCTCGCGCGTGAAAGCATCAGGTGAGAAGCGCGCACTAACCGGAAGATTCTTTGTGCGCTCAAGAATGTAATCATCAATTAACTTTGCTGCCGTGCGCGCGGCTTCATCATTCCCCGCCGGGCGCAGCCGCTTGACGCTCTCATAGTCTCGAATCTCGTCTTGCCTGACGGCATAGGGATTCTGAGGAAGAAAACCGCTCCTGTAGGCTTCGGCTTCGCGCTTCAATGCGGGTGCTTGAGTTGCCGCTTCAAATCTTTTTTGTAGAACGTCAAGCTGCCGTTGCTGTTCGGCGGAAACACCGACTAAACCTTTTTGTAAAGAGTCGGCTTGAAACTCTAATTGAACAGCAGAAAGACTTGTCTTCAAATGCTGGCTGTAAGTGTCAAGCTCGATAGCCTTTTGCTCTGCGCTTGTTATCTGCTTGATTATGTCGCTGCCAAGAAGCTTAAACTTCTCTCGCAATCTGTCGGCAAGAGTTTCCGCATTCTCAAAAAGTTTGACATAAGGATTATCAGCGTGAAGTCTCGCGCCTAAGTCGCTCACATATTTGAGCGCCGCGATTTG